TGTTAATGGAGATGTATCATTCCAAAGAAATTTAGATGTTTCAGGTTCGTTAATAGCAACAAGATTAAAAGTATTAGATGACGCATCATTTAATAATTCTGTAGATATAAGTAGTTTAAGGGTTACACAAGATATATCAGCACATAATTTTACTTCGTCAAGAATTAAAGTAAGTTCAGATGATAAAATTGCTATTGGTAATCTAGCAGGAGATAATAATCAAGGAATAAAGGCAATTGCTATTGGTAAAGGGGCAGCATATAAAAATCAAGATACAAATTCAATTGCAATTGGTTTTGAAGCAGGAAAAGAAGATCAAGAAGGACATTCAATTGCTATTGGTAATCTAGCAGGAACAGTAGGTCAAAGTCAAAATTCAATTGCTATTGGTAATCAAGCAGGAAAGGAGAATCAAGATAAATTTTCAATTGCTATAGGGTTGCACGCAGGAGATAAAAATCAAGAAGAAGCTTCAATTGCTATTGGTGCGCGGGCAGGATATCAAAATCAAAAAAATGATTCAATTGCTATTGGTTCTTGGGCAGGAAATGATAATCAAAAAGAATATGCAATTGCATTAGGTTATAAAGCAGGAAATTCACTACAACATAAATATTCAATTGCTATTGGTTCATACGCAGGACATAATAATCAAGATGCTAGTTCAATTGCTATTGGTTATGAAGCAGGATATTTAGATCAAAGTTGGAATTCAATTGCTATTGGTTATCAAGCAGGATATGGATATCAAAAAAAAAGAACAGTTGCTATTGGTTATCTAGCAGGACATTCTAAGCAAAATAACTATTCAATTGCATTAGGTACAGGGGCAGGGGTTTTCGAACAAAGCAATAATGCAATTGCTATTGGGGATAGTGCCGGATATTATCATCAAGGTAAATATGCAATTGGGTTAGGTCAAGGAGCAGGATATCGAAAACAAAATGAAAATTCAATTGCAATAGGTAAATTCGCTGGACATATTGGTCAATTACATGATTCAATATCTATTGGTTCATACGCAGGAAATCGAAATCAAAATGAAAATTCAATTGCAATAGGTAATTTCGCTGGAGTTTCTGGTCAATTACATGATTCAATATCTATTGGTTCATACGCCGGTAATTTAGATCAAAGTTATAATTCAATTTCTATTGGTTATAAAGCAGGATTCAAAGGTCAACATTCAAATTCAATTGCGATAGGTTTTGAAGCAGGAAAAGAAGATCAAGAAGGACATTCAATTGCTATTGGTAATCAAGCAGGTTATGAATATCAAGATGCTAGTTCAATTGCTATTGGTTCTCATGCAGGTTATGAATATCAAGGTAAATATTCAATTGCTATTGGTTCTCAAGCAGGAAAAGTAACTCAACAGGATAATTCAATTGCTATTGGTAATCAAGCAGGAGAAAAAAATCAAAAAAATGATGCAATTGCTATTGGTAATCAAGCAGGATATGATAATCAAAATTTTAATGCAATTGCAATAGGGGAAGGCGCAGGTCGAGATACACAAAAAACTAGGGCAATTGCTATTGGTAATTTCGCAGGAGTTACAAATCAAAATCCAAATGCAATTGCAATAGGTGATCAAGCAGGAAGTTATAATCAACTTTTATATTCAATTGCTATTGGTTATCAAGCAGGATATAAAGATCAAAGTTCAAATTCAATTGCTATTGGTACAAATGCAGGTACGAACAATCAAGGAAAATATTCAATTGCTATTGGTAATAACGCAGGAAGGGGGGTTCCTGCAACGTCATCCCAAAAAGCTAAATCTATAGTAATAAACGCATCAGATTCAATATTAAATACACCCACCGCAGATAGTTTTACCAATACGGGTGGATTATATATAAAGCCAATAAGAGACATAGATTCCGACACTATCGCGGACGAGGGCTACGTGAACGACGGGCGTAATTTAATATATAATAAAGTCACGGGAGAAATATTGGCTGCAACTTCAACTCCTCCTTCTGACGATCGTATTAAACATAATGAAAAAAAAATAACAAATTCTTTAGATATAATTAGAAAACTTAACCCAATAGAATATCAAAAAACATCAATAATGAAGGATGCGGATTTTAGTGGAGTATTAGATATTCCTTATATATTAGAAGCAGGATTTATAGCACAGGATATATTAAAAATTTCTGATATTTCTTATAGTGTTGGTGGAGGTGATTATATAGATAATAATGGAAATTTAGTAGAAAGCGTTCATACATTAGTTTATAATAATATATTTACTTATGGTATAGCAGCAATAAAAGAATTAGATATATTGGTAAGTGAATTAGTAACTGAAAATAATCAAATGAAAACAACAATAAATGAAATAATAACTGAAAATAATCAAATGAAAACAGCATTAAATGAATTATTATCATTAGCAGGTAAAAATACATTACTTTAAAACTCAAGTATATCAACAGGTGGTTTGTGGCATTGATTTAGTTAATATTTTGATTTTAAAATAATTAAATATTATATAATATATAATATAATAATGGCATTTACAAGATTTCACGATGAACCGTGTAGAATACAAAAATATTTAGACGAGACAACAACAATAGGGAACTATGAATTAAATGTTCCAGGAACAGGTGATCGTCCAATGTTTATAAATGATCCTCATTTGCGAATGCAAAAATGGGGAGCAAATTTATCTCAAAATAAAACAGAATTAGAAAGTGATTTAATAGGAATTACAAGAAAATTAAATAGAGATTCAATTCAAGAAAATAATTATCTAGATTATAATTATAATAATAATTTATATAATCGTAATATATATCCAGAGCATAAAGATGAGATAACGCATCAACCAAGAGCAACTATTCCAGCGTGGACGGTAAGAGAGATAGATTCTATAAATACACCAAATAATTTTAAATATTTATTTATGGATCCACAGGAACATGTATCAATGCCTTTTCATAATAATATTTCTTCAAGAATAGTAGAAAAAGATTATTATTCAACTAATACAAATTATAAAAATTAATGTAGAAGGAATTTTATTCTATAATTAATGATATATTTATTAGGAAAATAAATAATAAATATATTATTTATTATTATATAATGGCGGCAATTGCTATACCAATAGTAGTATTAGGAAGTTTGTATATATTATCAGAACAAGAAAAGAAAAAAGAAAATTTCACCCAAGAGGCAATAGATGAACAAGAAAAACAAAAAAAAGAACAAGAAGGATTTACAAATTATGAAATAAAAAAACTAGATAATTTTGAAAAATCTATGACTGATTCTATAAATAGTTATAATAATTCTAATCAACATACAGATAAATTTTTTGTTCCACCAACGATTAATTCGGAAAATCAAATTAGTCTTATGAATGGACGAACAGTGAAGGTTGATAGTTTTAAACATAATAATATGCAACCATATTTTGGGGCTAAAATAAGAGGAGCGACGGGCGATTTAAATAATACAGAATCATTATTAGATATGAAACAGGGATATGGTAGTCAATCATTTAGTAAAAGTGAACAAGCACCATTATTTAAACCAGATGAAAATGTTAATTTAGCATATGGTTCAGCAAGTAATACGAATTTTATACAATCACGTATGAATGAATCAATGAAAATGAATAATGTTACTTTATGGGAACCCCAAAGAGTTGGTCCAGGATTAAATTTAGGATATGGAACACAAGATAAAAATGGATTTAATAATGGAGGAACGGAAGGAAATGGGGGTTTTAATGCTGGTATGGTTTCAAGAGAAACTTGGATGCCAAAAAATGTGGATGATTTAAGAGTTGATACAAATCCTAAACAAATTTATGATTTAAATGGACATCAAGGTCCCGCAAATTCAATTATAAAAATGCAGGGCGATAATAATAAAATTGGTAAAGTAGAAAAACATAATCCTGATAAATTTTATGAAGCAGGACCAAATAGATGGTTTACAACTACTGGCGCAGAAACAGCACCTCCTATTAGAAGTACTCAAGTAATTCCTATGGAAAATAGAATTGATACAACAAGAGAATATTATGGTGGTGGTGGTCATGCTTTATCTGGAAATGCTACATATACAGAAGTTCAATTTGAAGAATCAAAAAAACAAAATTTAGGTGGATTACCAATTTCTAATGCAACTGCTACCGGTCAAAATTTAGCAAATCCAAATGATTATGGGACACAAAGTTATAAATTATTACCAAATAATAGAACTACAGTACAGCAAATGCCTGAAATGGGCGGAGTTTATGGTATGGCCAAAGCTGTAATTGCTCCAATATTAGATATTTTACAACCAACAAGAAAAGAAAATGCTATTGGAAATTTAAGACAATCAGGAAATTTTAATGGGGGCGCAAGAACAGGTCATATGTATAATGAATATGATAAAACAAAAACAACTAACAGAGAAATGACAACTGGTAAAATAGATATGAATTATGTAAATGTCCAGGGTCAAAATCATAGAACAGGTTATCAAACTGAACAGTATCAACCTGTCAAAAATCAACGAGATACTACAAATCAAGAGTATATAGGAGCAGGTTCATCACAAGGATCTGGATTGAGACCATATAATGCCGCTTATGCTCAAAATAATAATGTAAATAAAACGTATGAATCAAGACCTAATCAAGGTTCTATGAGTTTATTTAATAATCAGAATAATATTTCTATGAATAGAGATGAAAATATATTTAAAAATAATAGACAAACAGCTCCATCGGGCGGTCCATCTCTTATTCCATCGCAGGAATTTATGGGACAACAGAATGGTTTAGCAAATTATGATATGAATTTTGATTCTAATAGAATGGATCCTTCACTATTAAATGCTTTTAAAAACAATCCTTATACTAAATCTCTTGGTTCTGTAGCATAATTTATCTAAAATTATAATAATAATTAAAAATATATTTTTATTTATTATTTTAAATTTTGTAATTTAAATGCTTTTAAAGTATTTAGCAATAACATTGATACAGTAATTGGACCAACACCACCAGGAACAGGTGTAATATATTTAACTTTATCTTTAACGTCAATAAAATCAACATCACCGACCAATTTTTTTTTAAAATTATTTGTATAATTTATCCCAATATCAATAATTATTGAATCTTTTTTTACATATTCTTTTTTTATAATTTCAGGTTGTCCGCAAGCCGATATTAAAATATCAGCATATTTAGTATGTTCTTGTAAATTTAAAGTATTTATATGACAAACAGTAACAGTAGCTTTTTTTTTTAATAAAATTAAACTTAATGGAATCCCAACAATATTGCTATTACCAATAATTACTATATTTTTTCCAACTAAATCTAAATTAATATTTTCAAATATTTTTAAACACGATAATACAGTGCATGGGATAAATGTAGGCTCTCTATTATTCAATGCCAATTCACCTATATTTTTAACATGAAATCCATCAACATCTTTAAAATAATCAATATTATTTAATATTTTTTCTTCATTTAAATTTTTAGGTAAAGGTAATTGTACTATTATTCCATTAATTAAATTATTTAAATTCATAGTTTTTATTAAATCAATTATATATTCTTCACTACTATCTATTGATAATTTATTAATATTTACAATAATTCCTATTTTTTCGCACGCTTCTTTTTTTTTTTTAACATATAATATTGAAGCATGATTATCACCTAATAATATTACTTCCAATCTGGGTTTATAATTATGCATTATTAACTCATTTTTAATATCATCTAATACATTATTAGATATTTTATTTCCATCAATTATCATTATTTTAAATAATTTTTTAACTTTAAATATAATTTATAATATTATAAATGATTAATTGGGAATTAGTTGATAATAAAATAAAAGTTTTTTCATATGATGGTAGAATATGTGAAGGGAAAATTACTAAAGTTTATGATGGGGATACGGTTCATATAGTTTTTCCATTAACAGATAAAGAACCAGAAAGATTATATAGATGGAATTGTAGATTAATAGGAGTTGATACACCTGAATTACGAACAAAAAATTTAAAAGAAAAAGAATTTGGAAAACAAGTTCGTGATTTTTTAAAAGAGAAAATATTAAATAAAGTTGTTACTGTTAAATGTTTAGATTTTGATAAATATGGAAGATTATTAGTTGAAATATTTATAGAAAATGAAAGTATTAATAATTGGCTAATTGAAAAAGGTTATGCTAAACAATATAGTGGTGGTAAAAAAAGTAAATGGTTTGTTGAAGAATAATCATTTTAACCCGTCAGACATTTAAAATGTCGTCCCCAAAAAAAAAATATATATATGAAAAAAATATATATATGAAAAAAATATATATGTATACAAATGGAACGAAAACGATACTTTATAAGTATAGGTCCTTATTGCTCAACCGCTGATATACTTAAAAAGTATAACCATAGATTGCAAGCTTTTCCTTTTGATTATATATTTTCTAGTTTAGAAATAATAAAACATTGTATTAATGATCAGTTTAATATATTTTTAGATAAAAAATATTATACTAATGGAACAAATAAAAATTCTACTAGACATACATTCTATTGTAAAATGTTAGATACAGATATACTATTGAAACATCACATTGCTCATAGATATAATAAAAACTATAAAGTTTCTTCTGGAAATCTATTCAATCATCATAACCTACTACACAATGAAAAAACGTACGAAGCTTTTGAAAGGAGATGCAAAAGATTTATGAATATCATAAACCAAAAAAGTAATATAGTTTACTTTGTTTATTATGATAAATATACTAATAATATTGATAACCTAGTTGAATTTTCAAATTATTTGAAGCTTTATAATGAACATATTTTTATTATTGGTATTTTTGAAAATAAAAATGATGCTAGTAAAATATTATATAAGTCATACAATTGTACAATTTATCAAAATTATGACACAAAATTAATTTTTGACTTATACCTTTAACTTTTCATTAAGTAATAATATCGATTGGTACACATAAAGGGATACTAAAAATTGAACCAGAATTGCAATTAAATAAGGAATATTTTCCAACAAAATTAGATTATCTGAATATTGGACAAGTTGACATAATGTTAAATGAGTTTCCATATTGTCAATAATTATTTTTTATAATTTTTAAGTTTTTTCCTTCTTGTAGATTGTTTTGGAGTATATTTTCTGATATCTTTACTCTCATATGCATATTTCATATATGCTCTATAATGTTTTTTAGGAATATTATTATTAAAAACAACTTAAAGAAAAATGCCGAAAAATCCCCTTTTTTGTTTTGTGATGCTATTACATAACAAAAAATTTATTTTTAAAAAGTGTGTTTTTTTTCGAAAAATAAATTTGAAAATTTTTTTTCGATTTTGGACATTTATTTTGTCCAATTTCGATTTTAATTTTACCTTTATGAAATTTCGATTTGAAAACACTTTTTTCGGTTTTTTACTTGGTGACCCTGCTAAAAAATATTAAAAATGCGAAAAAAAATTGTGATGATAAAAAATAATATATATAAAACAATTTAAAGACTATTTTTATGTAAGTATATAATACTTACAAATGACTGACAAAAAAGTAGCAAAAGTAGCAACAAAATTTTATTGCGAAATATGTGATTATGAATGTAGTAGAAAAAATAATTTTGATAAACATTTATTAACTGCAAAACATAAAAAACAACTAAATACTGACATTTAAATAAATTCTTGCTAAAAGATGCGAAATATAGTAAGAATTAATTTTTATAATTAGTGAAACAATCGCGTGCGGAGAAGAGTGGCCTCTTCTTCACGTTTTAAATATTTTATCTAATAATTTAAATAAATTCTTGCTTAAAGATGCGAAATATTATAAATTAGTGTTTAAATATAAATTGTTAAATAAATCAAATATTTGTATCATACTAGCATCTAAAAAATGTAATTGATCATTTGATATATCTCCTTTTAATACTAAATTATTAGCCCTTACATATTCTGCTGATAAATCTATAGTATTTAAAGGATTATTATTTGGTGTTTCTATTACTAATTTTTTACCTTTTAAATATATTGCGGCCTTCTTGTTAGAAATATCAAAACAAACCATATTAATTAAAATAAATAAATATTATATATTTTATATTATTATAAAAATGGTATATATTGCATTACATTATTATCATATGTAGTTACTTTAAATAAATCATTATAACCTTCTACAATTACTTGATCTCCATTATAAAGATTATCACAACCTTGTTCGTTCATACAACTTTTATTTTTAAATGTTATTGGTAATTTTATCATATTATTTTTATCATTCATAGTATAAAAATTCCATTTATCTCTATTACTAAATAATGGACGTCCCATTAATGGTAAAATTGTTTCTTTGCCATGAACGCGCGTTAAAATTCCTATTTGTCTATAATTTGTATTAAAAGATTGTGTTGGTTGATTTATTGAAATCTTTGGACCATTATAATTTTCATTATTTAATACTCTATCGTCTCTCAATGGAGCACTATATGGATTTAATAATATATCTTTTGAATCATTATACGATTTTGAAAATAAATTATTATTTTCTTGTTTGGGACATTCTTCTATTATAGAACTATTATATGATGTTTCCCTTAATAACTTATTACTTTTATTTGAATTTATATACAAAAATATTAATATTGTTAAAATTAATAAACCAAAAAATAAAAATGTAAAATTTTCGATACATATTATTCCAGGCGGACATTTTTTAACCATATTCTATTATATATAGTATTAAAAAATATAATAGAATTTATATATTAATTGTTAGGAAAGATTGGACAATTAAAATAATTTATTAATTACTATTTAGCATTCAGTACTTCATCTATTCCTTTATTTAATTCATCCACTCCTTTATTTAATTCATTAACTTTATGAGCTCTAATCATCTGTGCTACTATAGAAGGTTCATAATTTTCAGTATCTGTTCCATTATTATTACCATCTAATCCATCTCCTAATTCCCCGCTATCTATTTCGCTCGCTTGTTCTATATCATCATACTTACTTTCTCCTCCTTCCGCCTCGGATTCCTTCACTAATAACTTAAATTCCTGCTTAAATTCCCCGTCATCATCTGTATTATTATTAGTATTACCTTCTCTCAATATAAATTTATTATTTATTATATCAATTATAATTATTAATAAGTTATATAAAAAAATTTTATTACCAATTATTAAATATCCTGTAAATAAAATTGTAAAATATATAAATATTACATTATATTTTTTATTTAATAATGATAAAAATAAATACAAATAAGAAACTATTCCTATTAAAAATATTATTATTGATTTATTTTTTATATTTAACATAGTATATTATATTTATATATTTATTCTTAAAGTTTTGTTGTAGTAGCATTAAATAAATTTTTTAATTCACCTAAATCTATTTTTCCAATTGCTCCCATTGCTTCATTCAGCGCTGGTGTTATTGTTTTTAATCCTTTTAATAATTCATTTTGTTGTCTAACTAATTCTTTTGTTGAATTAGACATTGATTTTATTCCATTTTCTCCAATAACTTTTTCTAAATTATCATATGCTGCTTCTATTTTATCCGCTTCTCCTAATTGTTTTTTTAATTGTTCTTTATTTGGAATATTAAATAATCCTGGTGTAAGTTTTTGTATATTTTGATATTGATCAAGTTGTTTTGCATTTAAATCATTTGTCTTATTATCTATTAGTGGTTTTTGTTTTTCTTTTTCTTTTTCTTTTTCTTCTTGTGAGTTTCCTTTTGCATCTTTAATTACCATTTCTTTGTTTTCTTTCATATCTAATGCTTCTTCATCCTGTAATTTAATTCTTTCTATTATTGCTTTTTTTTCAGGATTTTTTGTATCTTTTTCTTTATCATCATCCTTTTCATTTCCTTCTTTTAAATTTTCATTTCCTTCTTTTAAACCTATCATATTTTTTATTAAATGAGCTAATGTAGTTACTATTAAACAAGATGATAAAACTAAAGTCATATTTTTTGTATAATAATATGTAATTATACCTACTAAATAGAAAAATAAAATCGCACTGAATTCGTGTTTTATTACATACCCTAAAATATCTATTAATGCTACTAATGCTACTAAATATAATACATATTTATTTTTAATAATATTATTCAAAGTTATATTTTTTGATTTAAAAACCATTTTATATATAATAATAAATATAAAATATTTACATTAATAAATGTTTATAAGGAATTAATTCTTGTTCTAATAAATTTAAATATTCTAAAATTTTTTTTGTTTCTAATTCTTTATTTTTTTTATCTATTAAATTTAAATATTCTAAAATTTTTAATAAAGCTGAATGTTGTTTTTCTTTTGATAATTTTTTATTTAATAAAAATTTTTTGCGTTTCTCTAAATCTTCAGTTAAATAAGGAATAAAATTTAAAAAATTTTTTTCTTTAAATGTTTTTAAAATATTATTTATATTATAGTATTCTTGTAATAATTTTTTTTCTTTTTCTTCTATATTTGTTAAAATTTTTTTTATTTCTTTATCATCATCTGCTACTTGAAGTCCGAAATTAGCTAACATCTTTATTATTATAAATTATTTATATTTAATAATTAATTTATAATTAATCTTTTTAAGGTTTTACTCTTTCTATTGATGGTTCTGATGAATTGTTTTTTTGTAGGGCGTCAATATCATTTTGAATATCTTCAATTTTATCATCTAGAATAATATGTTTAATTTTATGAGGATTTTTGTTTTTATTAATTCCTTTATTACCTTTACCTTTTAAATTACCTTCTTTAAAATTTTCTTTAACATCAATCATATTTAATGATAAAAATAAATTTGTTAATATTATTGAAATTCCTAAAGCACAAGCTATATTTTTACATAATAAAAACATTAATGCTGCTATAACATATAATAAAACAAGAGCGTGATATGTTTTATTTACTAAATAACCTACTGATAATGCTATTGATAAAAATAAAATAAAATTTGTTAAATAATCATTTTTAAAAAGATTTTTTATATTACTTAAACTCACAGACATTTATAATATAATTTTATAAAATAATCAAAAAATTATTTTTAATATTAATAAAAATATATAAAAATATTTATATATATTATTTAGGATGAGTAAATCTTTCGTTGAACCATTATTAAAAGAAGACGATAATAGGTATGTTATGTTTCCTATCAAAGATAAAGATATATGGCAAATGTATAAAAAACAAGAAGATTTATTTTGGCGAGCTGAAGAAATTGATTTATCTAAAGATACGAAACATTGGGATAATCTTAATCCAGATGAAAAACATTTCATTTCTATGATTTTAGCATTTTTTGCTGCTAGTGATGGAATTGTTTTAGAAAATCTTGGTTCAAGATTTATGTCTGAAATACAACTTGCTGAAGCCCGTGCCTTTTATGGTCTACAAATTGCTATGGAAAATATTCATTCTATTACCTACTCTACACTTATAGATACTTATATTAAAGATACAACTCAAAAACATAAATTATTTAATGCTTTAAATGAATATCCTTGTATTAAAAAAAAAGCTGACTGGGCTATTAAATGGATACAAGATAAACGTTCTAGTTTTGCTACTCGTTTAGTTGCATTTGCTGTTGTAGAAGGTATTTTCTTTAGTGGTGCCTTTTGCTCTATCTTTTGGTTAAAAAAACGCGGGATTATGCCTGGACTATGTTTTTCTAATGAATTAATTTCAAGAGACGAAGCACTTCATACTGAATTTGCTGTGCTATTACATAGTAAATTAGAAAGACCACTTAAAAAACAGAAAATTGAAGAAATTATTAGAGAAGCTGTTGATATTGAAATTGATTTTATTAATAATGCTTTACCTTGTCGTTTAATTGGTATGAATGGTATGTTAATGCAGCAATATATTGAATTTGTTGCTGATCGTTTATCCGTTCAACTTGGAGGTGATAAAATTTATGGGTCGTCTAATCCATTTGAATTTATCGAAAATATTTCATTAGAGCGTAAAGGGAATATGTTCGAGGGGAAGATCGCAGAGTATAGCTTGGCAACTAAAGTAGTAAATCCTGATGAAGCTTTCACATTTGGTGATGATTTTTAATTAAAATATAAAAGCAAAAACTATTTTTATAAGATATTATAAAATTGATTTAAAGATATAATTTTATAATAAACTATAAAATGCCTAAAAAAACAATTGATTATTCAAATACAATAATATATAAATTATATTGTATTAATCCTGATATTAAAGAATTTTATGTAGGTCATACAACAAATTTAACACAGAGAAAACTGCAACATAAAACTTCGTGTAATAATAATAGTGAAAAAAATAAAAAATATAATACAAAAGTTTATAGAATTATTAGAGAAAATGGTGGCTTTGATAATTGGAAATTTGAAATATTAGAAACTGCTAATTTAAAAAATAAAGAAGAAGCAGTATCTTTAGAGAGAGATTATATTGAAAAACTTAAACCTTTATGTAATTTTGAATTACCAGGACAATTTATTGATAATAATATCCAAGAATATAAACATCAAAATTATGAAAAAAATAAAGAAAAAGTATTAGAAAGAGCAAAAAAACATTACGAAGAACATAAAGAAGATAAATTAGAATATCAAAAAAATTATGCAAAAGAAAATGCAGAAAAAATAGCAGATTATCAAAAAGAATATCGAATAAAAAATAAAGAAGAACTTTCTAAAAAAAAAAAAATATATAGAGATGACCCCGAGAGAAAATTAAAAGCAAAAGAAGCTAATAAAAAATGGAGGGAAGAGAATAAAGAAAAAATGTGTGAAATTATTACTTGTTCTTGTGGTGTTTCTTTCCAAAAACAACGATATTGTAGTCATATTAAGACCAAAACCCACCTTAATTATGAAAAATCTATTTCGGCAGAGATAAAAACTAAATAATATCATTCAAATATTTAATAATACTTATAGCATCCCATCTATCTTTAGGATTAGGATTAAGCATATGTTCTTTAATACAGTATCTAATTTTTTTAGGACACCAAAACCAATGTAATTTTTGTCCTGGTATATATCTTTTATTTTCAAACATCTCATATAACAAAATACCAGTTGAATAAATATCTATTTTATTTGTATAATCATTATTATTTTCTTTCATTTCTGGAGCCATATATCTTTCAGTTCCAACTATATCAGTTAGTTCAGTATAACCATTTTTTTGTTTATTTTCATCTAATTTAGATAAATCATTGTTTGAAAAATTTTTCTCCAAAGAATAAAACTTTGATAAACCGAAATCTGTAATCTTTGCAAAATTAGATGCTGTTAGAAGTATATTTGTAGGTTTAATGTCTCTATGTATGAGAGATGCTGGTAATCTTTGATGTAAATAAGTTAATCCTTGTAAAATATTAATCATAATTTTTATTTTTTGTTTTTTTTTTAAATGTGGTATTCTATTTTGTAAATTACCATTTGGAATATATTCCATTATTATTATAAAAGGTTTTTCAATATATCCTAAAAATTGGACTATATTAGGATGATGTAATTTAGACATTATGTCTATTTCTCTCTCAATAAGATATTTTTTTAAATCTACGAATTCTTCATTAATAACTTTTGCTACAACAAAAGTTTCTCTCCATTTTGCCAAATAAACTGTAGAAAATGTTCCTTCGCCTAAAATTTTATCTTTAAAAATATATAATTCCCAAGGAGGTATTTCCCAATCATTAAATTGTTTATCTTTTAATCCATAAAATTTTTTCGGTATACCACTATGCATACTTATATCGCCTTTAAGTAATTCTATATTGTAATTTTTAATTGCAGCATTATTCAAATACATCTTGTATATAGTAATTAATAAATAATTTTAAAATCAATTTTAAAATTATTTAAAGTTATTATTTTATCATTATTCAAATGTATAAAAATAAAATAATATTAATAACTGGTGCTTCTGGTGGATTAGGAAAAAATTTAGCAATGGCTTATGCAAAAAATGGTGGGAAAATTATAAATCTCTCGAGAGATTTATCAAAAATGGAAGAATTAAATAATAATTTAAATCAAATAAATAATTTGGAAAATAAATTTTATAAAGTTGATGTTTCGAATTATAATGAAATTAAAGATATTAAAAATCAACTTTTGAGAGATAATACAATTCCTGATATTATTATTAATAATGCTGCTGGAAATTTTCTTGTACCTTTTGAAAAATTAACAAAAAATGGCTGGAACCGAATTATTGATATAGTTTTAAATGGAAGTTTTAATATTTATCATATTTTTGGTAAAACATTAATTGAAAACAAAAAAAAAGGAATATTTTTAAATATATCAACTACTTATTCTCAACATAGTTCTGCTCTTGTTATACCTAGTGCTGCTGCTAAAGCAGGTACAGATAATATTATGAAAGGTTTAACTGTTGAATGGTCTAAATATGGTATGCGTTTTGTAGGAATTGCTCCAGGACCAATTAAAGGTTCAGGTGGAGCTGATAAATTAGACCCATATAAAATTTTTAAACATTATAATAATTACACTAATCCGTCTGGTAGAATGTGTAATCCTAGTGAAATTGCTGATTTAGCTTTATTTTTAACATCTAATAAAGCCGACTATATTAACGGAGAGATTTTTAAAATTGATGGGGGTGAATGGATTAAAAATCAAGGGGAATTTTCTTTCTTAACTAATATGCCATTTTACAAAAGTTTACTTAGTAAATAAATATTGCGGGAAAATAAATATTAAAAACTTAACTCGTTTTATATAATGGTTATGATATATCCTCTTATTTTAAAAAATCCTACTTTTCCAGTTTATTATGAGAGAAATATGCAAATCTCTATGATTGATAAACCTGATATTTATTTAGTTTGTTCTATATTATTAGAAACTCTCTCCACTTGTTGTCTTAAAAATACAATTAATAATAAAATTTGGTTTTTACCAGTTTATACTGGTTATGGTATTTCATTTTATACTTTTCCTAAATGTTTAAATAAATATTCCCTCAGTATTGCATATACTATTTGGTGTGGTAGTGGAATTATTTTAACTAATATTTTTGATAGAATATTTTTTAAAGAATTTATTACATTAAAAAAAATAATATCAACGGCGTTTATTCTTTTTGGTGTATATCTTTCTTCTTGATTTTTTTCTTTTTCTTGTTTTTTTATTCCCTTCTGCAATTCTTAATTTTGAAAAATCAAAAATTAAATTTTTTTCTAGATAATCTTCTGCTATTAAATTATCTATCTCTCTTTTTAATGCTTTTTCTACTGCTATTTCTTTTCCTGATTTTATTTTTTTTGATTCTAAATTTGTTGGCTTATATGTTGGATTTGAACTAATTTTTGAATTGTCTGGTAAATCACTTGTATCCAAATTGATACTCCTTAAAGATTGATTTCCTTTATCTAATTCATATGCTAAATGAGGTGCGACATAAATATTATCATATCTACAAGGTTTAAATATAAAACTTTCTTTTTGGTCTGGAGTTACTTCTATATTCCCCGCTAATTTTCCTGTTATTATTTTCATTACTTCTTTTACCTCTTTTTTTTTAGAAAATTCTAAAACTAATTCACTCATAACTTTAAATAAAGGTTTTGTTGTATCACAAATTGACTCTATTGATTCAAAATTAAATATTACTTCTTCTTTACTTGAATATTGTCTACATATTTCACCATTATTCCTCAAATTACTACCATCTCCATCAAATAATGTTTTTATTAAATTATTTTGTGTTTTACCGTTTTTATGTAAAAAATCCATAAAATCTGCTAATCTCTTTTTATTATCTTCACTATTACCACTTAAATAATCTACAAATGTACTAATATTCATAGAAGTTAAAGACCCTATTAATTTTTTTTGTTCTTGTAAATATTTTAAAAAAATATTACAAGCTTCACTTACTCCATTTACATTTAAATAACTTTGTCTAAATAATTGTGGTATAGACAAAAATTTTAATGATTTTCCTAATTTTTCTAGATCATTTGGATTATTACAAGCATTTTCATGATTTGGATTTAACTTTGATAATTCATTTATCTGTTTTAGAGTTGTTTTAATATATTTTGGTAGTCCATCATAAGGTTGAATGAATTCATTCGCACTTTTTAATCTTACTAATAAAAATCCGTGGCTTTTTTTTTCTTTACTTACTTCTGTTGCTTTTGAAGGTCTTGCTTTTGCTGTTTTTTTTACTTTTGATGGTGGTGAAGTTTTCTTTTTTTTTGTAGTTTTTGCTGGAGCTTTAGGAGTTGGTGCTGGTTTTAGTTTTTTTTTTTTATTTGCTTCTTCTTCTTCTTGCATTTCTTGAAAAGTTTTTTCTTTTCTTGCTCGTGATCTTGTTACTCTACCACTTGGCGGAGGAAGTAAAGGTTCAGCTTCTATTACTGATTCTGGTGTTGTTTTTGGTTTTTTTGGTTTTGGACTTCCACCTCTTTGTTGTAAATAAATTTTATCCAATTCAGTATTCTCGTTTGGTACTAATGCAAAATCCATATCACTAAATTGTAACTCTTGAGACATTTTTTTATTTAATTCATATTGAATCATAAATAAATTCAAATTTAGTTCACTAACTAATTCATATTCTTTTCCGGTTAAAGTTTCTTTTTCACTTTCTATTATGTCAAAGTTTAAAAAATTCTTTAAATTTCTTAAAATCTTTTTTAATATTGCTTTTTGACTTGACTCAACACGATTATAAAATATTTTTATTATATCATTAACTAGTGTGTCAATATCTTCAATTTGTCTTAAATTATATAAGTATGTTAATATTGCAAAAAATATTTTTAAAGGATTTCCTCCAGCAATTGTAATTATTAAAGGTTGGTTTTTAAATTGATTACTACCATTACCACCGTTTAAATAATTCATAGTAAATTTAAATAATTCATCAAAACAAGGAGGATTGTTTTGAATTGTAGTCCAACCAGACAATTTTTCACTACTACCATTTATATTTAAAGGTATCAAATCATTTATTATTTTATCACAGCTCATGCAATAATCTATTATAAAACCTAGTTCTTTCCTTTTTTCTGCTTTATCATCTGTTTCATCTTTTAAAATAATATCTAATTCTAATTTATATTTTTCTAAACTTTCTGAAATACCATGCTTAAGGGCTTGAGTATTTTTTAATCTTCCTGTTTCAAATCCTTTTAATCCTATTGTAGAAGATGCTGTTAAATCATACATTTCTCCTGATAAAATTTTTTTTTTTATAATCCATTCATCCATACTTTTAAGTATTATATATATCTTGTTATTATAAATTATATTAAAAATATTATTGTATATATTTTTAATATGTGCGGGATTGTCTTTGTTTTATCCAAAAATAACAATAATGTTATTGATTATATTTTTAATGCACTTCAATTAATACAAAATAGAGGGTATGATTCTATGGGTATTTGTTATTATAACGATAATGATAGTAAATATGATATTATTAAATATGCATCAAATAATAATAAGGATTGCTATGATTTGTTAAAAAGAGAATTTACTAATAATCAAATTATTTCTAATATTGCATTAGGTCATACTAGATGGGCTACTCATGGAGGAAAAACTGATTATAATTCACATCCACATATATCTCAATATGGTAATATTATTTTAGTTCATAACGGAATTATTAATAATTTTTTAGAAATTAAAAATAAATTATTATCTAAAAATTTCTCATTTTATAGTGAAACTGATTCTGAAGTCATTGCTAATTTAATAGAATATTATTTACTATATATGTCTAATAATATTGAAGATGCTATTCAAAATACTATTAATGAACTTGACGGGACATGGGCTTTAATTATTATTTATACAAAACAATTGGATACATATTATATTACAAGACAAGGTTCTCCATTATTATTAGGAACTAATGAAAATTATACAATTTGCACTTCAGAAGCAGATGGATTTATTGGATTAATTTATGATTATATTGTTTTAGATAATCACGATATTATAAAGATTAATAAAGATAAATATGAATCTATTAATAAAAATAACTATACTATTAAAAAAGTTTATTATATTGGTACTACTAATTCTTGTGAACCATATCATCATTGGATGTTAAAAGAAATTATGGAACAACCGGAAACCATACTAAAAGCATATAATTATGGTGCTCGAATTTTAGATGATAATATAAAACTGGGTGGATTAGACCAATTATCACAAATCTCTCAATTTATTGAATATGTATTATTGATTGGTTGTGGCACAAGTTATAACGCTGCTTTACTAGGAGAGTTATATTTTAATTATAATAATAAAATTATTTGTGTTAATGCTATTAACGCTTGTGAATTCTCTCTTAAAAATATTCCAAAAATACAAAATAAAAAAAAAATTTTATGTATATTTTTAACTCAAAGTGGGGAAACAATTGATGTTTATAAATGTTTAAATATTTGTAAAGAAGAAGGTTGTATTACAATGGGGGTCGTTAATAAGGTAGATTCTTTAATTGCGAGAGAAGTTGATTGTGGTGTATATTTAAATGCTGGTTCTGAAATTAGCGTAGCTTCAACTAAATCTTTTACTTCTATGTTAATTGTATTATCTCTCATCGAAATGTGGTTTAATGATAATTTTAATAATAATAAAAAAATTAATAGTTTAAGAAGTCTTTCAACTACATTAATTTCTTTTTTAAGTGATTTTGAATTTTTAAAATATATTCAAAATATTGCAAAATACGTTAGTAATAATAATATTAATAATATATTTATATTAGGAAAAAATAAATTATATCCAGTTGCTTGTGAAGGTTCTCTCAAAATTAAAGAAGTCACATATATTCATACTGAAGGGTTTTCTGCTGGGTCTCTCAAACATGGTCCTTTTGCTCTCATCGATAAAACAAATTTAACTATATTATTGATTGATTATACTGATAAAAATAATTATCAAAATTTAAAATCTACTTGGTTTGAAATCATCGGGAGAGAAACAAATATTATAGTCATAACTAATTCCCAAAAAGTTATTGATGAATTAAATATTGATGATAATAATTTTTTATTACTCGAACAATTGGATTATTATAATGAAATAATATTTACTGTTGCATTACAATATTTAGCATATCAAATATCTATTACTAAAGGAATTAATCCTGATAAGCCGAGAAATCTATGTAAGGTAGTGACCGTCCATTAACTAATTATTCATCAAAATATAAATTTTATTTTATTCCTTTACATATGTTTCTTTACATATATTTTTTATAATTTTATCATCTATTCCATCTAATCGTTTTCCTACAGCAGACATAGTCTTTGCATAATATATCTGTTTATCATCGTGTTCCATATAATCTGGATTTGCTTTTTTCCAATTTATTAATGCTGGAAAATTTTTATCTTGTGTTTTATTTATAATTTGTTTTATTTTTGTTTTATCT